AACCATAGAAATGAAAACAGACATTATTGAGAACCAAACCATGAAAGCCATCATCAACTTTTTTCTCATAATGTTTAATTAGTCTTAAACTCTCTAATTATTTTTGATTTCTATAATTCAAAAATAATTATCAATTTTACAAATATGAGATTAACTTTATTTAACCAATTCATCCAATTCCTTAATTGCGTTTTCAACCTTTTCTGAGAATGGATTTTCTTTCAAATTACCAATCTGCTGTTCATATGCCTTAATCTTGTCTTCAAGGTCGGTAATTTTAATGTTCAATCCTTCATTCTGTGTTGTAAGATTGGCAATAGTCTCATTTTTCAAAATAATTGCCTTCTTAAATTCTTCAAACTTTCCAATGACTTCGGGTTCTGTCATGCTTTCTTAATCTCCTCTTCTATTTCTTTTACAATTTGGTCAACTTTTGGTGAATAGCGTGGCTCTCCACTTGGGTTAGACCGCGTTGCAATTTTTACAGGATTTACTATTGGCTCATCAATATCAACTTTTGGCAAAGCATTTTCTTCATAAACTTTGTCACGAATTGTTGAAACTTTGATTGGCGTTATTTTGTGCTCTTTCTTTTTAGAAGAATATTTTGCAATAACATCATCTGTGTTCAATTCCATAAAATAAACCGCCTTCTTACATTTTGCTTCAAATCTATCTTGGTTGAGAATACCATCACCAGCATATGAAATATAAACCGAAATCAAGAAGCGCTCTTTTTCTTCTTCACTCTTCCATTTCATATAATGTGAAACTTGTGAAAGAAGCTTACGGTCAATAGTTGCTTTTGGTGTAAATAAGAAAATTAAATATTCCTGAACGATACCAGCTAAGAAGATGAAAATCACCATAAGCCATTCAGAAATTCCCATTCCACCAGCTTTTGCATCAGCATTTATGTATGCGGCCATCAATGTGAAAATCTTTGAACTTTCACCAGCATCCCCAGTATCACTTTGCCAATGCGCAATTCCTGCTTGTAAACGTGAAATCGCAAGCTGAATGTCTACCAATGAGCCATCACTTTTTACAAATGAAATCAATTCACCATCTGGAGTTCTGTATTCTTTATCAGCCAAAGCTTTCAAAGTTGACTCAATCTCAGACTTATCATATGCGATGCTCTCTTCAATATAAGATGAGCTGTCGATAACCTCGAATTTCTTTGCGTTTTCAAGAAGTTTATTCTTAACTGTATATTCATCAATCCAGTCAATATTTGATTGTGTTACGCCTTCTGGAGCTTTTGAAACATAAAGTCTTTTCAAGTTGGCAAGTTGTGTTTTATAGTCTTCTGCTTCTGTGTCTAATTCTTCACGTTTTGCACGATATTCAACAACATATTTCCATTTCTCTTCAAAAGACTCAACGACACTTTTCTGTGCATTTTTCTGTCCTGAAATAGAGTCTTTTTTCGCATCACGGTTTTCATTTACACCATCACGAACAGATTTTTGAAGCATTACAAGTTGCTCAACATCAGTTGCCATATTTTTGATATTCTGTTCCATATTACGAATACCAGTGCCAATTGAATTGAATGACAATGAAAGAGCTGTTACAATAGAAACAGCTATCAAGAATTTATGTGCAATATGCCAACCTATACGAGCCTTTTTTAGGTCATTGCCCCATGCCAAACCTTGCGCAACAAGACGTGTTTGAAGTTCACGAAGCATACCGATTTGCATAGCACACCAAAACTTTCCTGAAATGAAACCAACTGAGATGATTGTATATAAAACAGCAGCTGGCAATGGTAATGTTGCTAAATGTAAGACTGACTTTGAAAGACCGCTGAAAAAGGTCAGATCAATAAATCCAGACGCGATTGAAAGCAAAATGCAAGTAAAAACAATTCCGCTTATCAAGATTGTTGAATTGTCGATGTACCGATTTCCCTTTTTGAGGGATATTTTTGGCAATGAAAATTTCTTTACACTTTTAACGTTTTTCACACTTAATTCCTCACTTAATAGATTAATTAGTAAAGGGACAAACACTTAATAAATGTTTGTCCCTTTGAAGCAAGGAAATTATATGTTTTGCTGTAACTTTTCAATAATGTTATCTACAAGTTTTACGGCATCAACAACTTCTGAAAACTTATGCAATGTCGGAAGCAAACGCAAAAGCGCACGCATGTCTTCACGAATAAGCTCAGGCTTGTCATATGTAAACTCATCTACAATTTCGTTAATCTGGGCTTCTGTCTTGTCGACAGAACATGCCCAACCAAGCGGCAAGAATATTACGCTATCAAAAATAGCATTTGTTGCAGTTTCATAAAACTTAGCAAGATACCATCGGAATTTCTTGAAATCTTCAATTGTTTTTTGTGCCTGCGAAAGTGATGCTTCACCTTTTGAGCCAGCTCTGTAAAGATACTTCGCCTGCATGATACAACCAGCAGCAATACCTTCATAACCAGCAACCATTACAGCCAACAAGTCAATACATTCTTTATGTCCACCGCCTTTCTCATAGTGAGATGGGTGGTTTACTCTGTCATTTGCCATCTTTCATTTCCTCTTCAGCAGCTTTTGTAAAAAGATTAATGATGTTTGGCAAGTCTTTGTTCGCTGAAATAAGGTCTGCCAGATGAATAAGCTTCTGTTCTTCGTCATGTGGTTTTGGAAGTTCAACAGAAGAATATTTGCTTGTGTTCCATCTTCCCATATGAGTTGCAACATTTTTCGCAATCAAGAATGAAATAAGAGCATAGTCTTTACTTTCTTTTCCAGTCTCAGAAATAAGGTCTGCAGCCAAAGTCGCATGTTCAAATTGAGTGTGTGATGTGTCTTCACTTTTGTATTTGCAAATATCATGCAAAATACATGAAGCAATGACAATTTCACGATGGAACTCTTCATCATAGTAAGGGTCAGCACGCATCATAATCTTTGCAATTTCTGCAACAAGAATAGAATGACGCACATTTCCACCATGTCCCATATCTGAGACTGGGTGGTATTTTCCACTTGACGATGCAGGATTTTCTGCATTAGCATCATCAGCTTTTTCAAGAACGCGGTTTACAAAGTTGCGGATGTTTTCTTCTTTCAATTCACGGTTTACATAGTCTGCGAAAATATTTACAAGTTTACTTCCCATTTTTATTCCTCTCTAACTAAAAAATATCCAGTCCAAATTGCGCCTTCATACACAAGAGATGTTATCTGCTTGACAATCATACCGTCTTGTTGCATTCTTTTTGCAAGAAGGTCTGTTGCTTCTTTCTTAACTTGTTCAAACTTAATGCTGGTGTTGAACTCAGCTTTTGTAGTCCATGTTTCAGGAATGTATACAGTTGCAATTGCTTTTTGCATTATTTATCTCCATTTCCTTATTTTTTAGCAGTGTATTTTGTAAGCCACTTTTCTTTTGTCAAAACTGAACCATCTGAATCATATATAGGAGACATACCCCACTGATATCCAGCATCTTTCAGAACATAGAGTACGCCAGTATTTTTATCCATTACAATTGCGGCAGAGCACTCATCTCTACTGATATGTACAAGTTCAACAGGGTCAAAGAAATCTATAAAAGTAGCTCCAAGTTCTGCTTTGTCTGATGAAACATCTACAACTTTAACTTCAATAGGTGCATTACAACTTGTGAAAATGATTGATGCAATCAATATTAAAATAAATTTTTTCATTTTATGCTACCTCCAGAATTGAAAGCATATAGTCACTGTTTGAAGTAAACTTCTTGATAGTTCCAAGTTCTTTGAAGTCTGTATCTTCAAATCTCACATAAGGCCACTTCCAACCTCTTCCATGCCATTTGATGGCTGCGTATCCAATGAGATTTCCATCATAGTCATAGCACTCTGCATGAGACTCATCAAAACTCTTATAAGGAAGACCTAATCTTTTTCGGTAGCTTCCTGTAACGTCCCACCATGCGAATGTTTTACCAATTTTTTTGTAAAGTTTTTCTACTTCCAGAAACTCAGGAAGAACACTTTTGAAAGCAATTCCAGAGTCGTATATTTTTAATGCTTCAGCATAATTAGACTCAAGGTCAAGGCTGCCGAAAATATAGATAATTTCAGAACCGCAAGGAATTTTATGTTCACAAGTAATGCCAAGCAGCCCGTCATTTTCCATAATTCTTGTTGAAAAGTTTGAAAACTTTTCAAGAGTTCCAGAAACCTTTTCAAGTGTAAAAGACTGGTCTACCAAAACTCTGTCAAGAATTGTTACAATTAAATTCTTTTTAAGTTTATCAGAAATTGTATTCCAAAATGGAAGTTCAGCACAATAATTTTTAACCAAGCCAATCTGTTTGGTAAAGTCAAGGTTTGATACTCTTTGATATTTTGCCATATTTTCTTCCTTAAAACTTGAAATTCTCTTTTTTAAGAGTTGATGCGCCAACGGTGTCCGCAAATTTTGAAAGGTCACGTTCATTTCCGACACGAATACCTGTTTCAGCAATCAGCCATGCACAAAGTGCAGCCTGTTTTCGAGCTGGGTCAGAAGACTTGATGCCTTCAAGAATGTGCTGTTCGATATTCTTGTAGTCTTTGATAACTTCAAAGGTCTTGTCAAATTTCTTCTCGATGTTTTTCTCAGCAATTGCGCCACCAAGATTGACTTTTTTTGGAAGCTGCATTGCAGTCTTCATTTCAGGTCTTCCACACTGCTGCTTGTATTTCATAACCCACTGTGAAGTTGGTGATTTTTCAACTTTACCTTTGAAGCCTGCAGGAACTGTTCCATTCACACAATTCAAAGTGATGTCTTCTTCACGAACACGGTATTTCCAGCAACCAAAGCGAGGGTCTTCACCACGTGTGATAATCATTGAAGGGGCTTCAACCTGGAAAGCAACTGGAATAGCTACGCCATCAACAATTGCATTTCCGTATTTTGCTTTCTTTTCGTCATTTTCTTTTTTAATTTCAGCACGATGCTCTTTTCTGTAAGCAGCTTTTTCTTCTTTTTCAACTGCCTGGTCAGCCTGCATCTGTTTGAAGAGCTTAACATAATCAGCAGGGAAGTTGAGCTTTTTCTGATTTTCTGTAAGTTCAGGTTTGAGACACTGGATAAAGTTTCCAGTTTTGAGGATTTTTTCCCAGTAAATTTCATGCTCATAATATCGAGCACAGTTATACAGCATTTCTTCAGCAAGTTTTGGCAATACCTCACCGTTGAGTTTGTAGCCTTTTGCTACATATTCAGGTGGTAAAACCGGTGTTGGTGGGGTCAATGTCTTGTATCTCTTAGCTTTTGCCATGATTTCCTCTCTGAATTATTGTTATTTACATTTATAATATATGAAAAATTCTGTATTTATTCAAAAAGATTAATAAATTTTTTATAGAATTTATCTATTACTATTATATAATTTAAAATCATTAGGGGAACTTTTGCTTACCCTTTTAAAGATTATTTAAACAGGTAAGTTACTTTTAAAGATTTGTGACTATTTTAATATGGAAAAATTATTTGATGAAGAAAAGTCTCTTTTTAGAAAGAAGATGAATGAAGCAACAGCTGATAGGCCAAACGTCAAAGTAATAAAAGATATTATCAAGCTTGCGATGCTCAAAAACTCGATGAAGAATAAAAATAGCCTCAAGCTTGTTGAACTATACAACTATTTTGGATTGGATGCATTTGTAGACCTTATTGACATTATGAATGGCACAACAATTTCGTTCCCATCGATTGAAGAATTTAAAGACACTGTTAAATTGTCAATCAGTTATTATTATAAGTTTTTGAAAAACAAATCTTGGGATGAGATTAAAGAAATCATAAATGATGAAGAAGGTGGAACGAATGTTAAATATGGAATAAATTGTTCAAAATTGAATAGATTTATCACTGAATTATCAGAGTACCAAAAATTCTTGGATGCTCATAGTGAGGAAGTCCAAGATGCCAGACAATAATTTCATAACTTTTTTAGAAATTTTTTATTCATTATTAGAAAATTGCCCTTCACAAAAAGTATTAAAGGCGCGAATAGAGGACATTAAAGACGAGCTTATAAAAACAGCAGATAATTTTAATGCCCACGCTGAGCAGCTATAATTGTTTCAATAATTTCTGGGCGAATTTTTGAATATAAATAATGAGACTTTAAAAACTCATTTATTTCATCAAATTCATAATTTCCATTATAATTTTTAAGAAGTTTTTCAACAGTGCTTCTTGAAACAAAGTCTTTATTTATAAATTGTGATGCATAGCGAATGCGTAACTTGTAGTTAGTTTTATCACTGACAAACATCATTTCATGTTTTTGTTTTTCAATATATTCATGAGCAATGTCTGAAAAAAGTATTTCGTCTGAAGTACAATTCTGAGAATATGAGTCATATCTATCTTTTAAATATTTTAAAACTTTTCCGTATTCACGAAAAGTTTTACTGTTAGAAGCTAAATATCCAGTTTCAGTTCTTTTCAATTCATCATATTTCATTATTCATCTCCTGCAGAAATGTTTTCTTTTATTTGTCCAATACCATTTGAGTATTTATCTTGAACTATTATGTCAACTTTCCAATTTCTGTTTGGAACGTCAGCTTCAACCTTGCAGTCAACAATACTCAATTCTGGAAACTTTTCTTCAGCTTGTGAGACTATCAACTCACGTACAGTTTCTTCATTATTTGGATGAAGTCTAACTCTATCATTCAATTGATATTGGAATAGCCCACCCCAATCTTTTTGGCGAATATAGTCTGTCTTTTTAGATTGAAGCCACATCCTAAATGGATTTAAAATTGCTTCAAAATTTCTTTCAACCATCTTACGTGTAGATGTTGTGTATGGGTCGTCTGGGTCTTCAAGCAATTTATAATCTATATCGATAAAATTAATTATTCCTTGTGGCTCTTCTAAGAGTTTCTCAGTCTTCTTTAAAAGTGTATTTATCATATTTTATACAGTCTCCAATTGTGTTGGTCCATATCTCTGAGTAAGAGCTCGAGAAATTCTAAGTTTTTCATATGTCTGAGAGTCATTTACTTGGTTAGAGCTTAATGATGGGCCCCAAATCTCACCAGGAGTTGACTTCGTATCAGCATCGCTTCCTTTTGCAAAATTACTATCATCTTTTGATGTAAACTTACTATTGAATAAAATCTCAAATTTAGAACAATAATATTGTATTGTTAAATTTTGGTCGCCCTGGTCTTCATCATATGAATGTTTGATTGATGGAAGTTCACGTGGAACCATACCGTAAATGTTAATAATATACAATGGCTCAGCTTCAACATCAGGATTAAATACATCTTCAGTCTTTTTATAATGATATGCAACTAATTGGCATTTTCTGAATTTACCAGATTGGCCACAACGTAAAACATTATATTGATAATTATACCAACGAGCCATCCAATTTTCATGATAATGGTATATAGAATGGTAAACATCTTCCATCCAATTTATAGTGATTTCATAACTAAACTTTCCACTTTTAAAAATAGGCATTTTTGTCATCTCGTCTGTTTCATAGTCAAATGTCAAACGAGGCAATTCAATTGAACGACATCTCATATGAGCATTATATAATTCTTTTATAGAGTCATCGTCTTTTTCGCTTATACTTTCTGAAAAATTTGCAATAAAAAATAAATTTTGTGATTGAGGCTCTATATCAAAAATGTAATTTTCTTGCTCATTTTCAAACCTTCTAAAAAAGCTGTCTATTTCTGCTTGTGTTCCTAAAGGTTGAAAATTCCAGCCGCCTTTACTAATGTCTTTATTGCCTAATATCATAACATATAATTAGTTCCAGTTCTATGGAACACGCTTTTCATAGTAAGCTGTAATTGAATATTTGGAGGTGAAGTTTGGTCAAAAGAATAATTTATATCAGAAATTCCAACTATTCGAACATCCTCAAGCACCCATTCAGAAATTTCTGTTTCATTCAATCTAACATTTGGAGTATTCACTTTATTTGTGTCATATTTACTCTTTAATTTATGTGCATATACTCCTTTAAATTGGTTTACTTCACTTTTATCTGCGCCAGTAAGGCCAATTTTTCTATGTTCAAATCCAGAGATTTCTTTTACAACAATGTCAAGTCTATGTCTTCTATTTATATTTATACTGTCATTCATAAAAATAGAAGATGCAGGAAAAACTCTTGGCTCATTAAATTGCCATATACCACCAATTTCACTAAATTTATCAAGAATATAACAGTCTTGGTCTATACGTAAGTCAAGCGTTGTTTCATATGTTCCTTGAAGCTGTGAAGCAATTTTTTCAACAGAACCATTTATCGTTTTTACTGTAAATGTTTTTGCTTTCAAGCGTGGAATTTCAATTGAACCAGTACGTGTAAACATTAACGTATCAAAACGTTCTGGAGCGTCTCTATCTCTAAATACAAATGAAACTTCAAAAAAGTTTTTTAGAAAGTCGGCGCCTGCTTTGAGAATAGACTGTATTTGTGGAGTTTTTGAATTTTTTATTGGAGCATCAACAGAAACGTGTTTACTATAAATTCCACTGCCATCATTTATCTGTGTTCCAAATCCTACATCTACATCTTCACCAAATAAGACTTTACTTAATTTATTAATTACATTATTTTTTCTTCCAGATAAAACGTCTTCAATCCATTTAACCATGTCTTCAACATTATCAGCAAATGCTCCAAATGCGCCTGAAACTCGCAAATATGTTGTTGAATTGATAAGCTCTTCAAAATCATCTGATAAAGCACCAAATGCGCCTGAAACTCGCAAGTATGTCGTTTCATAAGCAATCTTTTTTATAAGATTATTTCTTTGAAGTGAATTTCCAACTGAGTTTAGCCCAGCAATTCTATTCTTTCTTTTCAAGTCTTTTAATATTTTTGAGGCATCTGCATTTTTCGGTTTTTCTAAAGCTTTAATTTCAAAAGATGGATTATTTTTTGAAGTCAAAATCTTTTGAAGTAAAACTGCTTTATCGAGTGAGTCTTGCATAGACTTTAATTCTTTTTCAATAGAGAAATGAGATTTTAACGGTTTTACAACAACCATATTTTCAATAATTTTTTTCATGTCCATATTTCATACAAAGCCTTATGTGTATCTAAATAACCGCCATCTTTTAACATTCCAAGACTACGGTCTTCTTTTCCAACTCTATAGATTTTAGAGCTTCTATAGATAAACTCAATTCCCATTTCAGCAATTCCACCTTCTGAAGAGAATTTTAAGTTGTCTGTTCCAGTTATTTTAACATCTTCAAATACAATTACCCTATAATATTTTTCAAACTCACGTAAGTTTCCAAGCTTAATTGCTAAACATAAATGTCTATCATTTATATTACCAGAAGAAAAACTATTCGCAAATACAGTCACAAATTTTTCTTTATCATTGATTGTTCCTTCATAGAAATTATTTTCTCCAATAAGCTGTCCAAATAATTTAAGCCACGCAACATCAGTATCAAGTCTAAAATTAAAAGATGTTTTCTTAGTAATCTCATGTGATGAACTTAGTTTTTTTATTCCATGTGAAACACCATTTACATCAAATGCTTTATTTTTCAATTGTGGTATTGTAATTCCAGTCATACGAACAGCAAATCCTGAAGGACTTAAAAATGCAATATCTCGAGAAGTTTTAACATTTTTAATTCTTACAAACTCATTAAGAGTATTTGTAGAATCATTCCAATAGAAAGCAGCATCATAATGGTTTGGAATAAAATCTGCACCTGATGCTAAAATTTTTTCAAATTCTGTTCCTGTTTGAGTTCGAGTTTTTCTGTTGTATTTGTATGTTTCAAACTCATAGATAATTTTATTTTTTATTTCTGCATTTGTATTTTTTATTGTTTCGTCTATTTGTGTTTCTGAAGGAGCTTTCTTCTGCGTAAGTTTAGAAGGCTTCTTTATTTTAACATGCGAAAATAACTTATCAAGGTTTTTTTGTCTCAATAGCTTATATTTTGCAGCATCAGACACATAAAAGAAATTAGATGCATATTTATTGCCGAATGCTTCAGAAATGTTGAAATCTTCTTCAAGAGAAAAACCTTTAAAATAAGTTTTTTTAATTTTCTTTAGTTTATCATTAGACTTCTTGTATTTTTCTGCAATTATATTCTTATATGCTTTTACAGTAAGAGTCCACTCTGCAGTAGACAAGTCCTTGAATGGATTTAACTCATCCAAAATTTTTGATGCGCCATCTTTTACACTGTCAAAGTAGTCATCCCATCCATCAGTCCACCATTTTTTCATAGAAATCCAATTTCCATTGACTTTTACAAGACCTTCTTCAAATGTCTTTTTCATAGCGTCTGCATATGATGAATTATCGCCTTTTAATGTGAAAAAGTCATAGTCTTCATCAAGCAAGTCTTTTAATTCTTTTTTTGTAGATGAATATTCGTCAGATAATTCTTTAATATTTTTTACAGTCTTTTTTAAGTCTGATGCTTGTTTAGAAGCTGCTATCACTTTTGCACCAGCAAGAATTTGAGCAGCTCCTGTTGGGTCTGGCACAAAAGCGATATTTTTATCAGTTTGATTTACAAACTGTTTCATAATATCAAGAGACTTCTTAAATTTTTCTCCATTCTCATCTAATTCAACTTGCATTATATTTAATTAGTTTTCGATGAGAAGGTTGTAGGCAATGTAGTTTTTCTTAGTGTCATACTGGCATTTTGGATGTGTCATATATGCAAGAAGAACATTATCTTTTGAGAAAATTCCAAGTTCAGTAATTTCTTCAACAGTTGACTTATCCTTATTTTCAACATCTTCAGTTGAGTCTATGATAAAATTTGAATAAATGTCAACAGATGCGCCATCAACTGCATTTTCATTTTTTATGTAATAGCAGTTGTTGTGTTTTATTCCATAGAAGTATTCAAATTCATCTTCACTGTTATCTTTGAAACTATGCAAAATTTGCATTACAATGTCTGAGCTTTCATAGTCAAGCTCATCAAGTTTGAGAATGTAGCAGTTATTACAAATATTTTCTGAAACTTTGTTTCTTTTAATAATGTCTGTAAATCCATAAATATTATATGTAACATTTCCATCAGCTTTTTTTGACAAAATCTTAAACTTTTTCAAGAATGGATTTGTTTTTAATCCTTTCTCATAAAATTTATTTTTATACATGTCATAAGATGTTTTGTATAAAAGCTCACAAGGATTTATTCTTGTTTCATGTGACTGATAAATTTCTGAAGAACAATCACCATTTTCAGTTCCGATGATTTCATATGTTACTTTATCATTGATACTGGTTGGTTTTACAAATCTTCCAAACTCATCACATAGCCATACTTTAAATCCGTCTTTATTTACCCATTTGTCGATACTGTATTGAGACATGCTGCTTCCATTATAATTCTTATCATTATATGTGAAAGCAGGCTTCATGAAAACATTTTCATTTATCCAAACTCTGTCATATCCATAAAGTCCAATATCACTTAAAGAAACTTCAGCATAGTATTCTTCATTATTTAATGTTTCAACGTCTGGATAATATGTGTTTACAGGAAGCGACTTCAATACGAAATATTGTCCTTTTGATGAGAAGTCTGTATCAATTTGCACTTTATCTGTTCCAATGTTCTTCAATATGACTTCATTTCCAGTTGATACATCAAAAGCAAGTTTTTCATCAGTAAAGAAAACTTTTCTTTCAAGCGTTTTTATAACATCATTGTAATTTTTATATTTTGGTTGGCTTAAAATATATCTACCTTTTAGTCCATCAATAACGCATGGAATAGAAACAGTGTAATTTATTGAAGGAGTAAGCTGTGTGAATACAAATGTGTCATCATCAACTTTGAGAATATTTTCTGAAGCTAAACTTTCAAATGTTTCAAATTCTTCTTCAAGTTTTATATTTTTATAATTTGCAACCATTTTGTAAACATTTTCTTTATCTGTTGTGAGAACAGTAAAATTAAACTTATCTGAAATGTCTAATTCATTTGAAAAAACTTTTGCATCAATTGTCTCATTTCTTGTCTTTGAAAGTTTATTTGTCGAAAGATACAACTTAGGATTGAGGTTATGAATATCCAAATCAAACTCATAAGAGTCTGCATAATCTGAGTTCTTTCCATTTTTCTTATCGACATAAACTTTAATTGTGTTATTCTCAATTTTACCAACAACATTTAATGTAATCAACTTATTTTCAATATTTGAAATAATAATATTGGCGTCATATGCTTCGCATGATGAGATGTCAACATCTGTCAAAATTTTATATTCTTGTAAGTTCTCATCAATAGCAAAAACTCCAATGTCTAATGAGCTTACTTTTGCAGTTGGGCTATTTGTAAGCTCAAATGCTTTTATACATGTTTTTCCATTAACATTGTCTTTTACAATAAATTTGAGGATATTTCCATTTGTGTAAATGTCTTTATTATTCTTTTCAAAATAAATTATTCCATCTTCATAGAAAACATTTAGCTTAGCTCTTTCTGTAAGTTTTTTGTCAAAATATAATTTTGTTTCGAGCCTAACTGAAATTCTTTCATTTAATGAAACATCAACATCAGAATAGTAAACTCTAAAAATAGACATTATATTTTTTGCTTTTGTTCCTTTCAATGATACGATTTTCTGTGGAGAGAACACATTTATATCTGAGTCTTGAACTTTGTAAATGTTCTTATAGCTGAGAACTTCATTAAAGTCTTGAGAAATAATTTTTACAATTTTCTTTTCTACGAAGAGATCATCATAATTGATTGTTCCAATTTCATTTGACATCTCAAAACGGCCATTCTTAAGGGTCAAATCAGTTCCGTATTTATCACAAATATGGATAAATCTATTTAATTTATTTTTTAACAAGAAACTATTAAATGACTCTGGGTCATTCTCATGAGGCTGAATTTCATCCCATTTTTCAATATCTATTGTTGAACCATAGCCTTTCTCACCTATATAAATTGAACTGATTGAGTTATCTTCATAATCGCAAAGAGCGCCAACATAGTCGTCATTTTCTATTGAGAAATTCTGATTATAATATTTCAAGCTGTCATAGAATGTTTCATATGTCATAGAAAGAGTAATGTCAGAAATAAGTTCTTCTGTCAAAACAGTATTTGTCGCAATTTCTTTTATTGCTCTAAAATGGCTTCCGTTTGACAAAGTAACGTCTACTGGCTTGAATGTTTTTTCAATCCATTCTTTTGTGATTGTAATTCCATCATTATAAAGTTCTTTTAATTTTGAATAAAAGCCTGGAGCACCATTATTTATTTCTTTGTCTAGTCCATTCTGCGTCAAGTTTATAAATTCTTCATCAGTCCAAGGCCATTTATACATCAAATTAACGTCAACGTTTGTTGTTGCTTTTTTGAATGAATTAAATAATGCAGAGAACTCATCATTTTTAGCAACGACTAATGCTCTAAATGATGGATTGCTGTCTGTAAATACAGCATTCTTTAATGAAGGTTGATGATTATTAAAGAATGCATTCATATTATAGTCATTTCCTTCAAATGTATAGTCTTCATTCAAAGCATAAGCTTCAACTAATGATAAACTTGTTATTTTATCTTTTATCATAGAATACATCGAGAATGCATTTTGTTCAATGTTAAGTGGATTTCTACAAAGCATAAACATTGATGTATTTTTATCAAACAAATAAATACTATCACCAGATGAGTTTACCAATGTTTCAGGTTTTCCAGTTTCTTCATTGTAGCTATAAATAGTTTTATTTGTATCATTCAAGAATGGCAACACACAGAATGTGTCATACTCTCCTGGTGGTAATGTTTCATTTTTTGAGTACAAAAGATTTGCGTTATTGCTTGACTCTTCAAGTTTAATAAAATCAACTTTTAATGAGTTGTGGTCTGTAAAGTATTCTTCTTTAAAGTCAAGTAATAACCATGGCTCTTTAATAGACTTTGCTGTATAAACTGCAATAAGCACACGTACTTCTTCATTCTCAGTTGAAGCAACAACTTTATCTTTTACATTAGGACTAACAACAATAGAAGATGCATCTTTTGAAATAACTTTTCCGACTATTGCTGAAGCTGGAGCAACAGCTAAGAAGAAGACATCTGAACAATTTACAAATTGTGTTGAATTGTTAATACTTCCAGAATTTACAAATGAGTTTGGTATTCTTAATTCATTTGCATTTTCATAATTTCCATTGCCACCATTAGACTTTGTTGCAAATTTTTCAAATTTCAATGTATTTGTCAATTCATAATTATCACCGTTTACAGTGATAACGAAATCATTTGCATAAACATCGCCAGAGCTTCCAGTTACAGTCATTCTAATCTTATTTCCAATTCTATAAATTGAGCTAATAACTGAGTCTTCAGCTGTAAATGAGAATTGGTCATAAGACTGCATATCAATTCTTGTAAATGTTCTTCCAGAGTCTGTAGAATATGATATAAATGGACGTCTATACGTTGTTGCCTCATGCTCATTAAAAATACTATATTCTTCAGAGTCAAGCATTTTAGAATAAAAGTTCAATGCTTCCTGAGAATATGCAAAATATCCACCACAAATCTGGATGTTTTTATCAACATATACGCTTGTAATCTCATACATCTTGTCAGTTACATTTGCCATTTGGTTGTAGTAGTCTGACACAACATTTTCATTGTCTTTTGAATACCCATAACGTGAGAAAATTGTATCGTCAACTTTTTTATATGATGGAAACTCCATTTCAGGAGCAAGAGACTTTACATTCCAATTGTTATAATTTTCAATATCATCTCTTGAATATGTGTACTGCAATGGAAGTGATAATACATCATTAGACTTTGTAACAATCACAAGATCTGTCTGTGTTAATTCAAAAGACTTAACTCCATTCTCAATTATATCTGAAAGTCTATTACATCCAAGAATAATCTCATAATAGTCTCTAAGATAATTGAAATAAGTCTGTTCACGAATATAGGCTTGTGTTGTTACACCACCTTGAATTGATATATTCTGTGGAATTACATACTCTTCTTTTGCATTAGTATCGATATTTGCATAAAGTCCTTTTTCAGACATTAAGAATTTAATTCCATTGATTACAAGCTTATTCTCATATTTTTCTTCAATATTGTATAGCGCTTGGTCTGGTGTAATAACACTATTGCTTTTTAACCATGCATATAAAGTTTTTTGTGTTTCATCTTTATTCTGTGTTTTTTCTAAGAAGTCTTCAAAAATTTGTTTTTGGTCACAAACAAGTTGGTATGCCTCTTTGATTGACATATTATTGAAGAGCATATATGATAAGTCTTTTTGTGAAGGAATTCGAGCTCTTTTCCAGAAAAAGTCTGTTGACTCATTTGTGTAGCCATAGTTTCCGTGTTCATCTTTTTTCCATTTCATTGTTGGAGACTTTATGAACAAAGCATCACCATTAAGAACAGCGATATATCCCTCATAATTATAAGCCATTTTCATTGGTTTTTCTCTATATACAGTATAAAAACCATTTTTGTAGAGAGGCTCAGGCTTTTCATCAGCATTTTGTGTATAAAGCTTTCCTTCTTTAATAACTTTTAAGCTTTTAACAGAAACATTTTTCAATGCAAGATTTGACCTATAAGATGTTGACATATTTACATATGGTCCAGAACGAACACATACGACATAATTTTCATTTTTATTCAAGTCTGGTCTTGGAAGTAACCACAAGAATTGAGCAAGGTTTTTTGACTCTGACTCAGTTCCGTCTGTATTATCAAAAATTGATCTAATATTTTTTGTAATTGCTTTTCCATTTTCTTGCAAATACAACGATGGAATAATTTCCTCATCAACTAAAATAAGATGAACGTGTGTGTCTTTTGTAATATTTTTTACAAGAGAATTATAAACACTGATTGATGAGTATCTCCATTTTCCAACAAGTTGGTCATAAATATATGTGCCGACAACATCACTTCCACCAAGGAATAATGACTCTTTGCTTGTAGGCATGGCATCAAATTCAATCTCAACAAAGTCATCTTCCATTATGTCACCGATTTGTTTTGTAGTTGTTTTACTGTTAAATGCAAAGTCTGAGTCTTTAACATTTGCAACATTTTGAACATAACAATTTTCATCAATTTTTCTAAAAGCAAAGTCACGTGCAAGAATAGCTTCATTTTCACTGAATAATAGTTGGTCTGTATCTGTTAAATTGATAACATCTTTATCGTCAGAAATCAAAGGCTTTACGAATTGGTATTCATTAAAGTCTATGCCATCATAGTTGTTTGTTTCTTCAATAGGCTCTTCCACATAAGGTGTAGTTCCTTCAGAGTAAGAAACTTTTACACTTCTACATCCTGCATATTTTCCTTCATTTTCAAGAGTATAAATCCATTTTTTTGTCTCTTTCTCATAGACAATCGATGTAAGTTCGTCATCAAGTTTGATAACAGCTGCTTTATCTTTTGAAACAGACAAACTGTCAATATCAGCACAATTAAAGAAGAATATTGAGTTCTTAGTTCCAACCATAAAAACTCTGTCTTTATGGTCTAAAAATTTAATGTCTTTTATAGTGCTGTCTTCATAATAAGTATAGTTTTTAGAAGAAGGGCTATCAAGAAAAACTGTTTGCAAAACCTCATCACCATTATCAATATTTTGCAAAGCATCAAGTGATTTTTTGCTTTCGAACATAATTGTTGTTGGGTCTTTTAAATCAACTTTTCCTTCCATAATCAAAAGATTTTTGTAATATTCAAATCCTTCAATAATGTTTTGCTCATCTGTGAATGAAGACTCAACATAGATTGGACTCAAAATTGTTGAGCCATTAAATTCAGACTCACCATAAATGAGTTCTCCGTCATAGTATGAGTCATTCTCTTTATCATACGGTCTAACTTTTTTAAGTTCATTAAGAGCTTTTGCTTTTTGGCTATAAGAGTTTGGATTCATCTTAAATTTATAACCAAAATTAAAGATAATATTAAAATTATCATCAGAGCTCAAATCAAGTGTATCACCATCATAAATAAAGCCTCTCAAGTATGGCTTATAATGGATAAAATTAGAGAATAATACTGGCTCATTTTCAGAATGGTATTCATTTCTAATTTTAATATGCTCTAATGATAAAATTCTGTCCTTCAATGACATTTTATCAATGTCAAACTTAAAACCATTTACACCTTTAAGATAATAATTATCTACAGTTCCGTCTTTTGTAAATGATGAAATTGTTTCAAACTCAACGATATTATTGATGATATTTTTGAAATATCTGTTATTTTCTTGTGAAATCATCAATTTTTTATCATTGTTATATGTGTATAAAACTTTATTATCTTCATCACAGTAAATGTAGTCTTCAACAAGAGAAATTTCATCAACTGGTTTAGAATAGTCAACAGAGCATCCATCATCTGAATATTCATATCCTGATGCTTTTAAATTCTCTTTAAGAACTACTAATGAGTTAAAGCTTCCTTTTGTAATGTCTGTCACACCAAGATTGAGACTTATTTTCAAATTTGAGGCTTCAGCATCTACATAGCTATAGTATTCATTGTTTTTAAAATATTTAACGTTGTATGTCTCATCACCAAGTAAAATGCTACAAGTCATGTCATTTCTGAACTGTGCATATAAATGGCTATTATTCTTAGAATATCTAATTTTAATTGGTGTATCATTTGTAAAAAATTTACATGTTCTTTTTACCCATTCATTGCCATCATAGAAAGCATATGCTAAACCGTCCTCATATGCATAATAATACAAGAAGTCTGTGTTTGTAGGCTTTTGTAGAGTTTCCAAGTCTTCAGATGGCAATATTCCAAGATATTTACAAACTTTTGAAAGAACTGCGTCAGAATTAAAACTAAAAATATCAAGTTTTCTGTCTTTATTTAACACAGAAACATTGTCAGCATGTGTATGAAAGTTTTCAAACATTCTTCTCATTACAGCAAATTGTAAAGCTGTATAGTCTTTCTGTGAGGACTTAAACTTAATGTCGTTTAAAACTTCATATTCACTAAGCTGAGACTTAAATAAAGGTTTATCGATGTCTGTAATTACATTTTCTTCATTAGTCACAGAGTCTCTTTTAGATGAATAATATTGGTCATCATAATAACTTTCACTCTTATCATTGTAGAAGGTTTTCATGCTTTCTTCTGAGCTTTCTTCTTCAACTGTATTAAAAAGTGAGTCATCTAATTTTCCTGTTCCAATTTTAATATAATATGGAATTGCTGAACCCCATTGCTTAGTTGTTCTAAAAACAGACTCAATGTTTTTATCATTATTTTTTCTATTTCCAGAAAATGTAAAACCATTGATTGAAACGCCAACAAGTGTGTTATCTGAAGCACGTGACATTTCATCAAGATACTCGCCAAAATAGTCAAGTATTTTTTGGCTCATAATATATTTTTCACCATTCTCATTAAATACTGTATAAGCATTAACATCCATGAGAAGGTCGCCTTCACAATTTAATGTTGAAGGCTGCGCAATCTTAATATTAGACTTCTTATAGAGATATTTGCACATCTCATTAAACTTTTTACGAGGACTTTTTTGATTTTGGATATTTGTGAGTAAATTGTCTCTATAATTAGAGATGTCAAGCGCAGGCAAAAATCTAAACTCAGATATTTCGTCAGTCTTACCATTATTTACAAAGTTTTCAAATACATTTTCATGACGAGCTTGTTTATTTTTTGCGTCTTCAATACGATATTTATAAAAGTCTTTTTTATTATCTTTTGGATAAAATTGGACTTTACATAAAACTTTAATAGTCTCATCTACAGTAATGTCCATTTTTTGAGTAACTGTAATAAAATGATTTGTTTCATCAATTGTTTCAATAAAAACATCATCAGGAATGGCTTTTCCAATAATTTGGTCGCCTGTTGACATGTATGCCATTCTCTCAATCGAAGTCTCATCTTCAAAACGTATTACATTAGAATCTTCTGTTAGACATGCATAAATTTCAAAATTATTAAATGTTTGGACTTCGCCTTGGATGTTATTCTTCTTAATCATAAGAAATTAGTCAAAACATCCAAAGCGTTAATTATCTTCCAAGAACATTTCCATCATATTTGGGTCGCCATATGCAAACTTATGAGAATTATCATCATTATCAAATACATTTTGAATTCCATCATTGATATGCATGTATGGCAAGCGTGTGATAACAGTTTTTTCAGAATAGTATTGTCCATCTTCTTCATTCAAGCGCAAATGTTCTTCTTTATAATGTTCGTCTTCAAGAGCATCATATTCTTCTTGTGTAAGACACACACCTTCATTATCAAGATGAAGCTGCATATTTTCAGGAAAAAGCTCATTATATTTTTCAAGATAGTTTAAGCTTGAATGATAGTAGTCATCTAAGAAGTCAATTTTATTTTTATTATCAACAACATCAGCAGACTCATATTCATATTTATCAGAATTAAAGTGTGTTTCGACAACTGTTACAGTATTTAAAGCGCCGAAATTCCAAGCATCACATGAATAATTCATACAATTCTGTAGTAAACCACTTTTACCAAAAATTGGCTGTAATTTTTGGTCAATCATATCATCATATTTATTTTTCTCAAATTCTATGATTGAAACAAATTTATCCTGTCCAGTCAATAATGTATAAGAAGAGTCTTCGGTTGGGAGCTGCTCCATAAAAATATCTTTTGGTAATGGTGAAATCAAAAATGCTCTGTTTGGAAGCATTTCTTCAAAAAGTTTTTTATCACATTCTATAATGCCAGTTACAGCCAATTTTTTGTCAGACATTGCGCCATAGTCTTTTGCCAATTCTTCTATATAATGGTCACGTGAAATATCAATTGATGCTTCTTCAATTTGCCACAAATAATATTCTTTATAGTATTCTTCAAATGTGCTATACAAACCATTTATTGTTCTTTTAATATCATCTAAAGGTGGTCTGTTCGACAAAAGCTTATTATTATTTTTAAGCCAATCAACATATATAAAACTTAATTTTTTATACAAAATTGGTCTATTCTCTTCAAAAAGAGAAATATACTCTTTTGCCATTTCATCGAGATTTTTCCAATGTTTGTCATTATATAAAAGCTTGTCTTCTTCTGCAGCTTTGATAAGCTCATCAAATGCCACTTTTAATTTATCATAAGTTTTGCTAAATTTTACAATGTCTTTTGCGATTACAGAATATTTTGAATTGCCGTCACCTTCACCAATAAGCATAAAAAGGCATGCAAATTTTTTAGAACAAATTGAACTAAAGTCTTCTTTAGCATTATCACTCTTATAAATTGCTCTCATTGCCATATGAGACTTTACACGAGGAATTGCTTTAATATTAAAATAGATTGAAGATGGCGCATAATGTCTACGTGCATCAATTTCAGTTGGCTCACCATAGACTGGATTTCCATATAATACGACTTTTTTATTAGCGCCTTCAACATTATTTTCAGATAATTTCATTACAAGACCATACCTTGAAGTTTCAGCTTCTTTTGCTTCTTGTATTTTTGTCTTTAAGTCTTCTAACGAAGAAGTGCTTTCATCTATTTTAAACTGAATAAATGCATTTGAAATACCAAGAACTTGACTTTCAAATAATTTTTCATCATCTTGATATTTCAAAATATCACCTTTTTGCACAAAACCATCTGATGCCATATTTGTTACACCATATTCAATTTCAGAAACTGGCCATTCATTTGGTATGCCATTTTCATCATAGAATGTTTCTTCTGTATAGTCATTCCATGGAGAAGTATTTAATTTAATATTGAGCTCGTCTTCAAATGTTGTCATGAATTGCTCAGGTGACATATACATGCAACCATCTTGATGAGGGTCTGGCGTAAACTTACCAATATTCATTTGTCTGCATCCAATCTTCTCTTTATTGAATAATTTTTGAACAGCTGGGTCATACACAATATTATGAAGTTCTTCTGTAGAGTCTTTAAATGAATTAACACTACAAAATTTTATATATTCATTAAAGCGTGTTTTCTTAGAAAATAATGACTTTTTAATTCTATCTTCATACTTATTTATAAAGCCTTCTTTTTTACAGTAATGAACTGCTCTTTCATATTCTGCAATTTTCGATAAAAGCTCTTTATTAGATGGCCATACTTCAAAATTCATGTAAAATGGACTTACGGGCACGTCGACATCTACTACTGTTAATGTATTTGGATTTTCATGAACAACTGTTTCACCATCATTTTCGCTATATAAGTTGAGCTCAACAGAGTATGTTGCGTCTTCACGAATAGAGGCAATATGTCCAACTTGGTAGTCTGTCCAATTGTTGTCTTGTCCGCCAATTTTTATTCTCTGTCCAACCTTAAAGTCATTTTTAATTGTTCGTGTCGTTGATAATCCATCCTTCAACTCATCAAAGTCTTTTTCATCAATTACTTTTTGCAATGGATACTCATACAAAACAAACTGTGAGTATGGTGTTGGCCAAGCTGTTCCATAAAACTTTGCAGGCTCAACCCAACGCTCTGGAAAGTTATAAGTTTCATTTGTCCAATCCAATAAACGTACTTTCTTTTTATACAAAACATGGCTTTTATTCACTGTTCTTTCAGATGTCTTAAAATTTTCAGGCATCTCTTCAAATGCACGAAGCCACTTGAAGTTTAATGAATATGGATTTTCTTTTTCTTCTTCAGTACGTGTATCTTCAAAATCTTTATAAGGCACAATTTGTGCTGCTGGAAAAACTGTAACATGCTGGAAAATGTCACTTCCCATCATTTTATATCCAGTTTTTGAGCCAAAGAATTTACGTCTCATTGAATGATTAACTAAATTACGTATTTTTAATTTTGCTGCTTCTTCTATTTTTGCATCATCAATAAATTCATCGTCTGTATTTGAATAATCTAAACGTAACGCAAGCCAATTAAAAAAGACTTGGTCAGGAACATAATCAATAATAGATGCTGCTTGTGCGATTTCATCTTCAAATTCATTTGTTGTTAAAAGCTTTGTAAAGTCTGGGTGGTCTGGATATAAAACAGACAAATAACGGTATGCTTCATGTAGCATTAAGTCAACTTCTGGTAAAAGTACACCGTTTATTTCAATACGACGTGCCTTTTTTGAATAGTCTATATTATATTTAAAATCATCTTCTGTATATTTGTCTTCTAATGAAGGGTCATCTTTTACATATTCAAGAAATTCTTGATAGTCTTTTTTATAATTTGGATTCCATTTTTTCTCAGGAATGGGACCATAGTCATTTGCTCTAACACCATTTACGTATTTTGCAATTGTTAAATTTCCAAGATTTCCTTCTTTATCAATAGTCTCAACGCCATCTGTATCTTCATTATAAGTAAGGTCATTCATAATCAATGAATAGCCTAAAAACCATTTCCATAAGTCATTTTTAAGCATTGAGTGCGTAAAGTCAAACATGTCCATTGGTGGCATTTCATTGGTTATTTGTACGCGTTTTGCTGAGTCAAATTCATCTTTTGATGAGAAACTATTATAATTTTTAGAATAAAATCTTGTGTTAGGCTGAAATTTTTCCATACTATAAAAATTAGTCACTATTTCAAGAATGAAATCTCATCTTTCAACCTTTCAAGGAGATTACCATCGTATGTTCTAATTGGTGAGATAGAATTAGCGAATGGTCCTGCAACAACTGTATAAATATCATTGTAAATATCAATTTGGTCTGTCATCAGTTTAATATACAATTTTGTTTTATACAATTCTTTTTCAGGCCACATATTTGCTGGAATTGTAATTGTCCAGAAGTCTGAGCCTTCTTCTGTCAAACACACCAAATCTTGCGCAGATATAGACTCATGCGAATATTCAAGAAGATTATCAACATTTACTGAGCCAAGAACATTCCAACGAATTGGTGTCTTTCCTTTTACAGGTTTCCACTCAATTGGGAAAACACAATTGATGTATTCTTTTACCTCTTTTGCAGGTTTGTCTTTATGGTTGTAATTCCATTCTTCATTCTTTACATTGTCGTTCCATTCTTTAGACTTAAATTGATAGAGCCCATCAGTCGGTTTGAAAACGTATCTAACATCACCATCAACATTCATACGAATAACTTCTCGTGCTTTTGGGTTATTATTTACATCATCACGATATGCAATCCATTTATTCCAATCATTTTCTGTTCCATATTCAACTTTTACATAAATACGGTAAACTTTGTCAACTGTTAGTGGAGGATGACTTTCATCAATGATGACTTCACGCTTTAAGTCAAGAGTATTTTGAACTTCATAGAATACAACATTATAAATATCTTTATCTTCATCATTCAATTCTTTTGGAGACTTGGCAGGTTCTTCATTTGTGTGTACTAAGTCAATTGTTGATTCGAGCTGACGCATTGCCCACATAGTTCCGTCTTCTTTATTGAAACGTTTTCCAATAAAATACAAACGATAACAATAAAGAATATTCAAATACGCAAAGAAGAACTCATCAATTTCGTTTTTAACTATGTTTTGCTCTTGAATATAAATTTGACCCATAATAACTTTCCAATCATTATATGTCCAATCAAGAGTTTCTTTTTCCAAAATTTTTGTCACAGTATTTATTGTGTCTGTAAGGACTGACATCAAATAGTTAAATCTGTCATTTATCTTTTCTCTTTTTGTGTTATGTTTAGACTTATCATAAAAGAGCTGAATTGCAACATCAATCCAATAATTATATAAAACATGCTTTTTATCAGCGTTTACTTTTACAAAATTGTTTTCATCAATCTTCTTAAGTCCAGATGCTTTCAATACACAAGCGTCAACATTATTCAAAAGCAATTTTCGTATTAAATCAAAGTTTAAAGTGTTAAATACATCTTTTGCCATTTTGAGATAACCAAGCTCACTCTGACAATATGAAACAAAATTTTTAATTGGCTCATTTATGTCAATTTTCATGGTGTCTTTACTATCATAAAGATTAAAATAAACTGACGTACAAATATTATTGATTGCACGTTTAAGCGCGTTATCCATTGTTTTCTTTGTAAATGCTTGAAGAAAGTCAAATCCAAGATATGACATATATGTAATATTTGGAGAGAAGTCAGCTCTAAATGATATTGGATTTGCTCTTTGTATAGTTGACATTGGTAATTGGTTTATTGGAATATTATCAATATCACCATCTTTTCTGTTAATAATGTTTTTAATCTCATAATTTCCAAAGATTGTTGAAATATTTTCACAATTCACATCAATTCCTTGCCAGCCAGAAAGAATACCTATTCCTTCAATACCAACATCAGATGTTGTAGTCCATACAATGTCACCAAAGCCATTATTTACTCCATTTCCTGCTTTTCCAAAAACCATATTTACTAAACCAGACATAGTCTTTTTTGCTTTGAATGATGTAATCGTGTGCTTCATTCCAAGCTTCATTTTTTGCATAGGATTATATGTGAGTCCATTTGTAGCATAAACATCAGCTAAATGCATTGGAATGTTTTCAGCAGAGCCTCTAATAATTTTATCATTTTTTACTGTTAAGTCATAATATTCAGTTGTATTTGCCAAGTCTACATAAAGATATGGCATATATGTACGAGACGTTCCTGCATGTACAGTCCAAAATAAAAACTTTTTATAGTATTCAATAGTATTTTCATAATACAATAAATATACTGGAGCCTTGAAAACATATGAAGGCCCTTCTGTATAGCGTGAGTTTATATTGTCACATCCACAGAAATACAAATATTTCGGTGAATTTGTCAATCCTCTATTATATTGCACAAGCTGCAATTTAATCATCTCTTCATCATATGCTGAATTACAAGACAATACAAAACCAGTTTTTTGTTCAATATCAATTGCTTGTTCTGGCAATGCTCCAGTATTAAAACTTTTTACTGTATTGAATAAAACTTCTTTTTTTCCTGTAGTTGTAGTCCAACCTAAGAATTTATGCGCTGTAATTTTCCATCTTAAGTCTGGATAGTCTTGCATGTCATAAAACTTTACAGTTTTTTCGATAAATCCTTCATATTTTCCTTTACATACAGGCACTTTGATATAAATTTCAGAACCAAAGTCTGAGAATTTAGAAATAATTGAAAATGTCCACCATTCAAGTCCTTTTAATGTAGATGCTAATTGTCGTGTATTATAGACTTTTGTCTTATATGTGATTTTTTCTCTATTATAGAGAATTTTTGCTCCATTATAATTATCTGGAAGATATGCTTCAAATTGAAGTGTTGCAATATTAAAATGCACAATTCCTTCAAATGTTTTTTCAATATATTCTTTACAATATACAAGTCTCTTTGTGTATGAATATGCGCCTTCTTTCAAATAAGATAACGCTTTTGTTGGTGAGAACTTATATTTTCCTTCCTCAATATCAGATGAAACATCTTTTGAAACTTCATTGTCTGTAGACAAATTAGAAAAACCAATTTTTGGAACTTGACGTGTAACCAATGAGTCTTTCTTAAAGTAGTCACGTAAATTATACGGTGAGTAGTCAGAACCATGTGGACCACCATAAATAGCAGGTGAAAGTCTATTTATTCCAATGAGTTTAGACATTTGTGAAGCGTCTTTTTTGTTAGAGTTTATAGAATTTTTTGCAAGTGAGTCAGTTGTTTGAGCAGAGTATGACTCTGAGTTCTCAGCCCCTGACGCACCACTTTGAGCATCCAATGATTGTTCTGTCTTATTAGATGTGTCTTCACCTTCAAGATTCATTGTATTTTCAATCATTGTTCTACCAAACATTCCACCGTTTTGGTCTACAGTTACAGGGCCACCATAATAACCACCATTCATGATGCACTCTTTTCGTGCAATAGTTTTCAAGTAGTTTAAGTCTCTTCCTGCTGCTTTTCCATAGTCAGCTCCAGCAACTTGGTTTAAGAGGTTCTTCATCTTAATATCCATATTTGTTGTGCCATCACTTTCAGAAGAATAGAACACGCTCCAATATGGATTTTCCATAGTATTTGCTGCACGAGCCATAATTCCAATATAATCTTGATGTTTGAAAATATCTCTTAAGTCTTTTTGGTTTCCATAGTCATAGTTTACCACAAGGTCATCATAGAATGACATATATGGAATTGCAACACCAGGGCCTTTCAAATTTATTCCAGCTAAAGACCAATCTCTATCTTTTAAATATGGCATCCACCATGCTGAAAGTGGGTAGTCAGATGGGCGCCAGTTTTTAGTACAATCAAAAAATAATTTTGAAACAGCAGAACCACAAACATTAAATGACAAAGCTCTATCATCAACGTAGTCTTGAGTTTCTGAATTTGAGAGTGGGTTATCTTGGCGAACTCGATAATTAAGATAAATATCCATTGGTCCACCATTTATTTTTGGAAGCATCAATCCTTCTTGAATATAAATTGATAAGTCCCACTCAGTCATATATGTTGAAACAATTCCTGTGGCACCTTCAGCTGTCCACTGAAGATAATTTATCCAGTCTGACAATGTTTTCATGCCGATGTCACGAATTGTTAAGTCTTCTCTTATAACATTAAATTCGTCTTGGTTAAACGTTGGATTTTGATTATTGAGCAAAACAGTCTGCATTCTGTTTGTTTTAGCTCCAAGTTTAACATTTGGCCCAAACTTATATGGAGGAAATCCAAGTGAAGAATAAAATCTTTGTGTGCGTTCTTTTGCTCCTTGCTCATTCAAAAATTTCCAATCATACATATATGTCATATTTGAACGAGTACTAACAGACTTATTTACAATTTCACCAAATCTTTCATCAGATATTCCATTAGTTCGGATGTCTCCAAGCAAACTTCCTAAGCGCCATTGCGCATCAGAATTGCTGTTCATCATGTATGAGTCATAATACAATTGAAGATACTCAACTTGTGACTGTAAGTCAACCTCGTCCATAATTGTATTATATTCTTCAACATTCTGAATGTTTTCACCACTTAATCCATTATTCTTTTTAAGAATATCGAAGTCACTTTTCGAGCGTTCTTTTTCAGAAATCAATGAGTCTGCAAATGCTTTTTTTCCTTCAAGCATTTCTTGGTAATTTGCAACACCACCAACATTTCGTGCGATTTTTCTTTGTGCGCTAAAATAGTTTATAACTGAGGTTTTACGCTCTGTGAATGATGATACTTCCCATGAAGTTTCAGATTTATTTTTTGTCCAATAATTTTTTGTGTATTCTATTGCCATTTATTACCCCACTGAAAGTCCCTTGATAGAAGGGTCAGCTAAAATCTTATTGATTGAAGAGTCTGTTGTTCGAGCTTTTTCTTCACCTCTAAGAAGCTCATTTTGAGCAACTGTGAAAGCTTCTTGCATTGCATTAAACTTATCAACAGTTTCTTTCGAAATATTCTGTGCTTCATTTATAACAGATGAAGCTTGATTGAAGATTGCTGTTACTTTTCCGCCTGACTGAGCATTTGCTTCATTAAGGGCAGCATTTGCAGCTTCTTTCAACATTTGGTCTTGTATTTTCTTCAAGTTTTCTTTTGAGAATGTCTGAGCAATTTCTTGTTTTGCCTGTTCCCATGCCTCATGTTTAGATTGCATCAATTCTTCTACAATGCTTGTCAAATCACTCATACCATTTTTCATGAGGTCACCTAAGAATGTAATTGTGTTTGGGTCTAACATTCCAAGCGTACTTGAAAATGCGTTCATAGCTTCTTGGATCTGGTCTAAAACATCCATAACTTGGTCTGCTAAACAGTCTAAGTTTAATAAACTAAAGAGTAATTGAATCAATTTTGCTATAATCATACAGATTAATCCCATAACCATTGATACAATTATTTTCACAATCTGTGCAATATTTGGAGGATTAATCCATGCACCTGCAGCTAAACATACAATTTTAATGACTAACACAACAGTTGCAATTACTTTTTCAAGAATCATATTTAAAATTTTAATAATTTTTAAAATGGCTAAAATAATTTTCAACCATTCCATTTCAATCTCAGCACATTCAGCTAATTGCTCACTATAATTATCCTCGCCATCTTCATTACTATCATCATTGTTATCATTGTCATCTTCGTCATCATCACTATTTGAAGTTGAAATCTCATAAGTCATTTCACCATCATTTGGACTTGCAACTTCAGTAATCTCACCTGTGTCGAAGTTATATTTACGTAAAATTTCTTCACAGGCAATGATTGGCGGCAATGATAACTCATTTACACTTCCTGGAAATGTTCCAATCCAAAGCTCTAAGTCTTCAGGTATATCACCAAAAATTGCTAAAGTGTCAGAACCAGCTCTTTTTGCGCGTGCTCTTCTTTCTGGTGAAGATGAAGTTGGACTCTCACCTGAAACTACTGCTTTAATAGGGTCTTCAACTTCTTTAGGAACTCGAATCTTTTTTCTTACGATTTCGTCAGTTAGTTCTTGAACTGCAGCTTCAATTAAAGTGACTTGGTCTTTAATCATTTCACGCTGAGGATTCAAATTATCTGAACCAACTTTTCCATACTCAAAGTCTTTTAAATGGTATTGGTCATAAACACGTTTTATTGTAGAGTCCATCTGCATAATTAAATTAGTTTTTTCGTGACTAATTTAAAAATATGGCTAAAAAAGGACAAGAACTTAAAATACATGGATATTATGACTCATTAAAAGATAAAAACTTTGTTGATACAAATTTCATGTGTAAACTTGGAATGGAGTTTTTACTTTCAAGCTTGCTTTTCAAAGGTGACTTAGGAAAAGTTTTATATTCAAAAGAAGACATTGTTTTTCGAAAAAGAATCGAGCAGCTTGGAAATGGAAACTTAAAAAATGGCAAAGATTATGACTACATAAACCTCGACCTGCCATTTGCTATATATTCACAATCATCTTCATTGGAAGAAGACGACCGTGGTTCAACTCAAAATGCATATCAGATTGTAAAAGGTTTGATTGACCCATTTTCTGGTATTATTACAAAAGCAGCTGCTGTAAAAGTTTCATATGAGTCTACTATTTACTTTGCACGAAGAGCTGACGTAAATGTTGCTTCTCAATTGTTATATTGGGAAAAAACACCTACAGCTCCATTATATTTCGTAGTTGAACATGAAATTTGTGGCCAACCTTTAGATATTCCAGTTTTTATAACAGTTGATAGTATTGACAGCAATCCAGAATACCAAGAAAAAGATTGGCTTCAAAAATCTAAAATATTTCCATTAAAAGTCGGATTTACAATCAGAACATATCAAACTCTAATAGAAGACATTGATGGTTATATCAAATTGCCATTGCGTTTTTCTGGTATGTATGGTTACAATGATGAAGAAGTTGTCTTCACTCAAAAAACTTCACTTATTTGGGCAGATGCAAAATGGACGCCTCATGAGCATTTTACTGTCGATGAAGAAAAAAGAATTAAACTTATAAAAGATGCAGTTGTCGTAAATGACACAGCAAAAGAAGCCATTAAAAATATGAATGATAAAACGCTTCCACAAGATGGTGAAGTTTTGGCTGTTGAAAATGATGATATGCTTTATCGTGATAACAGCGGATTGACAAAACGACTTTTAAATGAAGGAAAAGCTATTCGTGAGTCTACTGACAACATTGTAAAAGATGTTGTTGAAGGTTACTTCAATGAGGATAGAGATTGCCAGTTAATAGAGTTCCACCAAAATGATGAGTTAACAACTGAAAACTCAATTACAATCGACTTTAAAATAAAACCTGAAGATGAAGGTAATTTTAACGGCATTACAATTTATATTCCAGGTGTAACTGAAAAACGAATTGAAGACCCAAATTGTCATAGTGTCAGAATTGACGGAGTATTTCCAGGTTCTGAGTATAAAGCAAATCTAATTGTTTATTCTGTGTATGATACAAAACTCACTTATAACCTAAACCTTCACACTAAGGGCGAAAAAGTCTTAGGCAATAAATTGAGTGACTTGTTAGTAGGAAAAACATTTACTGGACTTTAAAACTTAAAGTCACCAGTTTCTTCATCAATTTCAGGAGTATAGCCATGATGTTTTGGTTCTTTATCTCCAAAGAAAAAAGGCATTACAACACTCAAAACAGCCAAAACCAAAATTGCAATTCCAAAAGGCAAATTTTCCATTGTGTTTTCCTTAGTAATAATATTAACAATATTTAAAATAATTTTGGTAGGGACATGCATGTCCCTACCAGAAGCTCTTAAGCGAAGATGTTCTTCTGAGCCATTGTTACGACCTGTTTCCGTGCTTTGCGAGGTACAGTGAAGAACTTGTCAGTTGTTTCATCGTAGCTCATCTGCTGGAACTTGATGTCGTCGTCATAGCTTGCGAGAGCAGCTACTTCATAGCGCGGCATGTAGCGGATTGTTTTGTATGAAATGCTTCCGTCATCATTCTTTGTTTTGAATGTTTTTTTCTTGTTGCGTTCCATCCATTTCCAATACTGCTCTTCATTATCGAACATTTTGATGGTGTTTTTCTCACCGTATGTTCTTGTTCCCCATTCATTCCATGTTTTCTCATTCACTGCAATTACTCCAGCTCCGAGAAGTACGTTTGGTACATTTGTTCCGATGTGAATTGTTGTTCTTTCCATAGTGTTGTTCTCCTTGTTATTGGTTTGATTTACGATTATAATATATGAGTTTTTACCTTTAAATTCAAAAATTTTTAAATTTTTTATAGAAATTCCCCTATTACTATTATATAATTTAAAATCTATAGGGTAGAAAGTTTACTTACCCTTTTAAAGATTATTTAAACAGGTAACTAAAATTCTTTTATAAATTCTGTTCAATGTCATTAATATATTGAATATAACAAGTGAACATTATACAAAGGAGTGTTGAAAATGAGAAAATTAGCATCATTTGTCACAATTAAAGAAGTCATCCCAATGGAAGGTAAAGACCGAATTGTTGACGTAACTTTCGAAGAGCTCGGATATGAGTGTATTATTCCAAAGGAAGATGCAATTGTTGGCAACAAAATTGCTTTCATTCAGGAAGGTTCTATTCTTCCAGTTGAACCAAAATGGGAGTTCTTACGTAAACGTTGCTATTCTGAAGCTGCAAATGGTTTCATTATCAAGCCTATGACAATGGGTAAGAAAATTGATGGAACTCGCGTTAAGTCATGGGGTCTTGGTGTATCTGTAAAAGACCTTGGTTTTGATGAGAAAACTCTTGCAAAATTGATGAAAGATGAAGAAGGTGATGCTCTTACTGAAGCACTCAATATCAGAAAATATGAGCCAGAAGAAGATGCTTCTCCAACTATAAGCAAAAAAGCTTATCCACGATGGGTTAAGTTCTGCCTTTCACATGCACTTACTCGCTGGATTGGCCGTATTTGGCAGAAAGCTCACACAAACAAGAGTGGTGGTTTCCCTTCATTCTACATCGATAAGTCAGATGAGACTTCTATCCAGAATTACAAAGCTGCAATTGAGAAATTTGCAGAAAGTCCAGTTTATGCTACTATAAAAATGGAAGGTCAGTCATTCACATGTATGCTCGACCCTGCTGATAAAAAGCATCGTTTCTTCGTTTGCTCACGCAATAATGCATACAGAAAAGAAGTGAATAACGACTTCTGGAACGCTGCGAAACGCTATGATATTGAGCGTGGACTTCGTCGCCTCTTAAAAGAAGATGGTGTATTCTATATTCTTCAGGGTGAGCAGTGCGGACCTAACATCCAGGGAAACATTTACAAGTTCAAAGCTCCAACATGGCTTGTTTTTGCTGTAAAGGCATATGACCCATTTAAGAAAGAATGTGTTCAGGTCGGTTGGGATAAACTTGTTGAAATTGTAAATCGACTTGGAAATGGTCTTAGAACAGTTCCATATGTTGGACACTACAATAAGTTTTCTGATATTGCGCCAAATATTGATGAATTGGTTGCTTTCGCTGAGAAATCTTATTGGAAACGCGTTGGTGATGAATTAATATTCAATTATGTTCCACAGCCAAATGAAAAGCTTTGGACAGACTATGCTATGAATGAAGGCATAGTTATCAGAACTGACGTATATGATAAGTCTAAAGGAATTGGTCTTTCAACTAAAGTCAAAAATCTTCCATATCAGGAAATTGGACTTGTCAAAATCGCAGCTATTAACTGGAAGTAACAAATGAAAAAGATGATTGCAGTTGATGAAGATGGCGCAACATATATTGATGTTGATAAAATCACGAAATTGGAATGGAGCGGCGAAAATGAAACATTTGTCACTCTAGATGATGGAAGCAACATGACCTTCGACTGGAACATCGATGTTTTGGCAAAAGAAATCTCAGGTGGAAAAGTTTTGACTCCGCCTGGATATGTCTTCGATGATGATGAAGACGAAGATAATGAAGACCCAGGTGCAATTACCTGGTAGGAGTTTTGTATATGGCATTAAAAATGGAAGATGCTAAGAAGAGACCGCTTAAATTGTGGGTTGAGCCAGCAATAAGTGCAGACCCGGCTACGGAAATGAACCTTGCATGGCTTCGAAATTATTGTGATGTTGAGTTTATTGGAATAAGTGACATTGACAATAAAACTGTTGCGATTGGAATGACTAACAACATCAAAAATCGAAAGATTTTTAACAAAGCTGGCTTTGCAATTGGTGTTGGACTTTTTGAGTCACAATATGAAGACTATTTCTTTCCAATGGCACAGGTTTCTCCTGATGACTTGTCTGCATTTATTTCAGCATTGGCAATTACACGCTTCTATGGTGACATTGATGATGATATAGTTCCTGCTGTAAAAGAAATGCTTGCTTCAGACTATTCTATGAATGGTGAATGGACTGCACATGCTGACAGCAAAATTTGGACAGATGAGAAGACACCTTACCTCACAGTGCAGAATGCAATCAAACGTCTTATAAATGACATGTATGTCAGTTAATATATTGAATATCATTTAAACAATTTCATACTAAATATTTAACACGTGTTAAATACTTATAAGTGAAAAGGAGAAAATATTATGAGTGATGTTATGAATGAAAGTGTTGAGTTGGATGACGAGTTTTTCAAGTCTTATTCTAAGAAAATCCAGGACGATTCAAAAAATCAGAACAATGGCGGAAATTATGAACAGCCTGAATACGACGAAGTAGGATATGTTGGTTGTGAAAAAGGTTTCTATACTGTAGTTCGTCTTCTTGGAGCACCTATCGGAGCTGAAGCTCAGGGTTACAAACGCAAACCTTACGACCCAAAAGAAATCATTACATGTGAAGTAAAAGATGACGAGGGCAAACGCTTTACAATCAAGTTGCCTCTTCGTCAGGCTATTGCATCTGACAACCATATTCTTATTCGTCTTTATGACAAAGTTATGGAAAAAGTGAAAATTAACGGTGATTGGGTTTACAAGAACAAGACTGCTCATCCAGAAATCTTTGAACTTGTTTCAAAAGGTGGTTTCAAACCAACTGATGGAAAGACTTATCAGTTCTCTACTGGTTATCGTGGTGACCGTGTTTCAATCTACAACTGTATTGACTACAAGGACAATTGGTGTGCAGAGAACAAACACACTAAGATTTTGTGCCGCGACTTGAATATCGATGACCAGAACCGTGTATGGGCAAAACCTGGTATTAAGTCTTATGGCTCAGTACAGAAGATTGCTTCAATTCTTGGAAAAGATGGTTCATTCGAGAAATATTGTCTTGGTTTCAAGAAAACTGGCATCAAAGAAAATCCTTGGGAAGTTGTAAATGCTTCTAAGATGAAAGAAAAAGACATGCTCGAAGAGCTTGGAAATGATGATGGTTCAACAGTAGATGAGAATATCATCAAAGTTGGTCCAATGACTGATGAAGAGCGCTCTTATGAACGCTACGACCTCGACAAGTTCTTCCAGCCTACAACATATCAGAAAATTCAGAAACGTATCTCTGGTTTGTTCAAACTTTGTGACGCTCAGTTGGGCACAAAGTTCACTGAAGAGCTTAATGGTCTTGTAGCAAAAGAAAAAGAATATTTTGCTAAAATCTATGCAAAAGAAGAGAAAGAACAGGCAGCAGCTGAGAACAAAGCTATTCAGGAAAATCTCAACATGAGCAAGGAAGAGTTTAATGCTGCAACTTCAGTCGACACAATGCCTGACCCAATGGCTACACCAGCATCATTTGACACAATGCAGCCGGTTACATCTGAAGAGCCAGCACCTGCAACACGCAGAACACGCTCAGCACCTGCAACTGAAGAGAGCGGACTTTCAGCTGACAAGATTGCTCTTCTTAAAGGTTGGGAATTCATGAGCCCAGAAATTAAAGCTCGTGTTCAGGATGTTGAAGTTAAAGATGGAAAAGTTTCAATCGTTTGGGACAGAAAAGACGACTTGCTTCAGTGTGATGACTGTGGAGCACTCTCTCCAGAAGAAGGTGTAACACACTGCCCAGTATGTGGAGCAATGTTTTAATCTAAAAAATTAAAAAATCAAAATGGGAGCTTCGGCTCCCTTTTTTATTTTACGACTTATTATTTATATATGTTAAAAGGTTTAGAAAAGTTAAACGGCTTCTATATTTTGCCAACTACGCCTATTGAAATGGTTTATGATGCAAATCTTAATTTGCTTGGGTATTGTCTTTTATTAGAAAGAAAAAATTATCCATATGTCATGTATTGTAAATTGAATTTAGACTTTGACATTGAAGAATTTTATCCATGGAAATTAGAAAAAATTTCTGACAAAAAATCAGTAGATATTATTTTGAAAAACAAACCGTTCAAAACTGAGTATGTTGATAAATATCCAATTGCATATTTTTCAGTAAATGCAAAAGACCTTAAAATAAAAGACTTTTATGTACATGTTGAATATTTGAAAAAGTTTGATTACGCAACAAAAACACTTATCAATAATTACACAGAGTTTCATGATATAAAAAAAGAAGGACTTTCAAAAGAAAGTCCTCATATTGAAAAGTTTATTTTAGATAAAAAACCAGACTATGGGTATTTATATCGTCATCCGCAGACAAACGAAATTAAAAAATTTTTGATTGGGTATTCTTTCGCAACAGATGCGCATTATATAAAATATAATGAACTCAATTTATATGAGCTCATCAAACAATCATTCACTATCGCTGAAAATGTCACTAAGCGCTGACTTTATAGACATTTGGTATCTTTTTCCAAGCTCTTCTAATGTACAAACTTTGAAGTCGTCAATTTCAGGCTGTTGAACACCAGCTTTGTTTTCAAAATATGAAACACATTTTGAAGTTTGTGCTAAGTTCTCAAGCTCTCCACTAGAAACTGGATAGACAAAAATGTCTAGGTCTTTTACTGGAAGATATTTTACAATGCCAATATGGCGCAATTTAGAAGTATCAATGTCATAGTTCATTTCTTCTTTTATTTCACGAATAACTGCTTCAGTAGAGTTTTCACCTTCATCAATCTGGCCTTTTGGAAGTCCCCATGGTCCTTTGTCTTGATGACTTTTTCGTGCCCATTCTTGTGTAGAATGAGCACCAAGCATTTTTAAGCTGTCAAGGTCAATGAATACACACGCTGCTGAAATTAGTTTTTTTTTAAGAATTTCTTCACGTAAAGACTTATGAAGCTCCGGAATCCAAGACTCTTGAATTTGTTTTGTGAGTTCATCAATTTCTTTTTCAGCCTGAACAGTTGCATCTGGATTAGTATTTTCACCACCTTCATTAGTCATCTGTTTCAAAACTTCAGATTGAATTCTATCTTCAGCGTCTTTCTCATCTTTTGGAGCATTGTCCATTCCTTTTGCATCAGCGATGGTTTTCACATTAGAAGAGAATTTTTTCCAGTCTTTTACCTTAGAAAAATCGGCGCCATTTTTAATTCTATTTTCAATGTCAGTTTTGATGTAGTCATCGAAATTCTGCTTTTTGCCATCTTGTTTATTTTTTCCGAGGTCTTCAATCTTTTTCTGCATTACAACATCTTCATTCAAGCGAAGCAAGTCTTTAAAATTCATCTGTTAAAATTCTCCATTGATTGTAACTTCGCCAGAAGAAGTATCAATCTCACATTTAGTAATTTTTATTCCAGCTGGTGAAATTCTATCATAAACATATTTTGAGTCATCTTGCAAGTCTTTATACTCAAAGTCTACGCCAATGTAACCTGGCACAGTATAAACAATATTAAAATTAACCAATAGATTTGCATTTTGGTCAAAAGATGGTGTAATTAAAGCAGAAGTTCTTTTATACTGTGTAGAAGAGCCCGTCAATTCAATCAAAGCAACTTCAATCAAAGGAACCAAAGTCTTTGTCAAAGCATTTACTTTCTGTCCAATTGTAACAGGAAGCATTGCAAATTGAGAATAGTTTCCACTTTCAAATTTGACTTCTATATTTTCAAGGCCAAGAGCATCAGCACTACCATCAGCAACAGCAGCATTGTCTTGTGGGATTTGTCCATCTTGTATTGGAGTATTTGTTGATGGATTTGTGACAGGATTGTCGGCGCTTCCATCTTTGTTTTGCAATTCGTCTTCATTTTCTTCATTCATATAAAATTAGTCTCCACTTACAATTTTATTGCAAATCTGCCATTCATTCTCAGTAAGCTCACGATTTTGCATCAAATAACGGATATTCTTTTCAATACGCATTTTCTGTTGCATAGGTGGGAAGTCTTCATGGTTGTAAAGCATATCACAAAGTTTAACAAGAAGAGCATCATGGCTTAAATGACAAAGTTTTTGGTTCATGTAATTTTCTTTGCTTCCAAGAGAGCGAATAGTGTAGTTATCATTTGTAAGCTCATCAACAATGTTAGCAACTCTATCACCAAACTTTTCAGCAAGGTCATCTTTCCATGTTCCAGTATCTTCCATCGTATCATGAAGCCATGCAGCTTGAATTTGCTCATCATCACCACCAAATTCTTTCACAAGTGCGGCAACGCCTTCTGGATGAACGATATATGGAGCGCCAGTTGCTTTACGAATTTGATTTCTTTCACCATGTTTACGAGTAGCAAATCTTTTAGCTTGTGGGATAGTTGCCTCATCAAGCATAGTGTTAAAAGGCATAGCAAATGACACCCAACCGTAAGGTTTATTATCATCAGCATAGTCAATAGCTTCATCTTCAGTGTCAAATAATTTTGCGCGTGAAGAATTGCATTTCAATTCGCCATCTTCATCAATATAATTTGTTTCTTCATAATAGTCTTCTGGGTCATAGCAACATGCCATATATTTCGTAGTTACAGCCTCAGAAAGCTTATCCATTCTTTCTTCAATTTCATCGAGATAGCTGTCGTCAACAACCTCACGGATGTCAAAGCCTTTTTCATTAAGTTGGTCGACATAATAGTGCCAATTTTCATTATGTCCACCATTTTCATTTTTGCAGAATGAACCAAATGTAAAATACACTGCACAATGCGCAAGCTCATGAAGAACAATATTATCAATGTCTTCTTTTGCAAATGCGGCACAAATTGGACTTATGATAATTCCAATCTTTCCATTTTTAAGAATGCCTGAAGCAGCTAGTCCTTTTCCATGTGTGTCACCTAGCCTGATAACAATGCTATCCATTTCATCAGCAGTATTATCACCCCACACGTCTTTATGCTCATCAATCAAGTCATATTTCAAATTGATAATATCTGCGTATGTTTCAAGGCCACGAGTTTGCGACTCACTTAATTTTTTTGTGGTAATTTCTGCATTTTTATTCAATTTACCATCTTTTTTCATTTGATTGATGCGCTGTGTAGGCTCAGTTTTTGACTCAAAAGTATCAGCTTCGCTTTCGTCATCAACAAAGCCATTACCTTTGAGCCAACCTTTTCCTGCAACTTTTGCTTTATATTTGTTATCACTTTCAAAAAGTTTTTCCATTACATTTTCCCTGTTTAGTCTATCTGTATGTCTATGAAAGTGCTTTTTAACCTAGGAGTTAATTCAATTTTAAGAATCTTAGCACCATCGCTTACCCATTTATGAATCTTTTCATAAGCTTTGTCTACTTCATCAATTTCATAAAAAAATGAAGTTCCACGAACTCTACTTTTATCCTTATACCAAATGGTTAATTGAAAATCTCTTATAAGAGCTCTTATAAAAGTCTTACTCAAGCCATCTGCTAAGCCATACCAAACATCTTCTAATTCATCAGTACCAAATACTTTTAGTGGATTCACTTCAGATGAAGGGTCTTCTTTGAACTCATTACCTACAAACATAGTATATCTCCTCTTAATTTTTTAAAAGTTGAACTTCATATATGTCAAGATTCCTGCCTAAAACAGGGTCTTCACCTAAATATTCAACTTCAAGTCTATATCCGTCTGGAATGTCTTCTTCAAAATGTGCAGCCATTGAGTCAGACGTTAATAATGCAGGAGAAGTCCGAACTCTAACCAAAGCTGAGTTTTTGCTGACCATTTTATATTCACTAATATGAGCTTTACTCAAAAGCTGCTCTAGTGAGCATTCATTCTCTTTTAATGATGACTCATTTAAGATTTTGTCAAAAAGTTTGCTTTTATTATAGCCTTCATGGAAGTTATGAGACTCATCAGTTCCGTCACTTATAGCTTCATCAGAACAATATATATCGCAACAGTCATAAACGCCATCACCGTCATAAGAATAGTCATAATGGTTCTTTTTTGCTCCCTCTACATTGTATGTTCCTTTTGAAGGAACAAAATAAACAACATCATAATCATAAGCATCAGCTGACTGAGCAAGTTTTTTAATTTTGCTATACAAGTCAAAGAAACCTAATGTGAATCCATGAGGGTCGTGCTCTCCAGATAAAATAACTTTGTTGCTTACAACTTTAATATCTCTTATGCCGCCTGTATAATTGCCTGCAAAATGAACTGACAAATAGTCATATTCATCATCAAAGTTGATGCCTTTCAAAATACCAAAAAATTCTGTTATCTTCATACTTTCATAATCTCCTGTGTAAGTTTAATTCATCATAAGAAATTAACGTTTATGTCCAAGTCTCTTATCAGTCGTAATGAAGTCTTTAAACATCTTATCGAATTCATCAATATCCATGCCTTGAAATTCTACATTTGGAAGATTGACATGATTAAAGAAAAATCGATAAGGTGAATTATAAGGTTCATCAGTAAATACATCAAAGGTTCCTACATATTCATTATCATTTTTATAAATCTTATGTTTAATTTCTTTTTTAGGACCTATGTCATATTCAACAAAAGAATAGCTAGGGTCTATTTTATTTGCTTCTTTAATAAGTCTTTCAGCTGTGTCTCTTCTCCATTGTGCAATAACAACATTAGACTCATTAAGAGCGTCACTTTTCTTTAATGAACCAACGAAATCAATCATTTCCCAAAGGTTGTAAGACACATCTTCATCATTTTCATCAGGCTGAATACCTTGATTTTTCAACCATCTTATTGATGACTTTACTGCAATAACAACCTGCTCAAAAACATATTCAGGGCCAAAGCTGTCTTCAAGTCCATTCTCACTTATAAACTCACACGGTGTATACCAATCATCATCAACTACAATAATATATTCGTGGAAGTATTTTTCAACACCGTG